TGGCACTTGCTTGTATAAATTGACGCTTGCTTTTCGCCAACGGCGAAGACTTTGGACTGAATCCTCTAGGGCTGTCAACTGTGCCCTTGGGTTTTGATAGTTGCTTGGAGGCTGGAGCTTTGGCGCTTCTCCCGCCGGAAGACGAGGCGAAGCGCCCGTTACCGTCCCTTGTGTAGGTGCGTTTGCCGCCTTTGGCCATGAGAAGTTTTTGCTACTGACTGAGTTTTCCCGTCACACCAACGGCAGGCCCTGCGCATCGGTGTCGTCTTGCTGGTCCGGGTCCGTTTCATCTGGCAGCGGCGGGTTCAGCAACGCCTCCCGCTTGGCATCCTCCTCGGCCAGCGCCTTGGCCTCATCCTCAGCCGACACACCAGGCCGCAACATGCCCCGCTTGGCCGCCAGGTGGGTCACGGTCTCACGCATCAGCAGGCCCTTGTCAAACAGCGTGCTCGCAAGCTGCAGCAGTGGATCGTCCACCGGCCTGTCCGTCAGCCCCTGGAGCATGTCCAGCCCCGCGCCAACCTCAACCACCTCCCCGGTGAACTGCCCCCACAGCCTGAAGAGCGTCTCAAACGCGGATGACATGCTTTCAGCAGAGGACGTGATCGTCGCCTGAAGCTGAGCGCTATCCAGTAGTGCTTCCGTGGCCGTGCGGCCGCCAGAGCCCTCGCCCATAAAGGCCAGGGTCGATTTGTCGATCAGCTTTTCGATGCCCTCCATGTGCTTCAGATGCTGCTCAAGGCTGCTACCGCTTGGCTCAGCAAACCCTATCGCTGAATTTTCGGCAATCAAATGCACCCAACTATTTGGCCCCAAAACCAACGGCATATCCCTTGGCCGGCCAGCATCACGAATCCAAGTCACTGGCAACGCGCATTTATTCAGCAGCTCCTTAAGTGAGCTGTACGATCTAAACCAATCAAGCGACAAATTAGCAAGGCTCAGCATAGGAATATCACCCTCTCCGAAGCTGTCACCCGTGGGGCTGTACCAGCAGACGGGGGGATAATCCAAGGGTTGATTGCCAGAACCAAGGAATTGGCCAGAATCCACCTCCGCAACACTAAAGCCGTCCTTCCCCCCTGTGCCCCGGATCTCCAGCAACTGCCATTCCCCGCCCTCCATCACCCTGTAGCGAGGTTCGAGCTTGACGCCATATTTCCCACTCTTGACCCGATGCCACTCCAGAATGGTCACCCGAACCGGAACCATCCGGCCGCCAATCTCCTCCTCCTCCCAGTTCAACACATTCCTGCGCTCTGCCATCGTCAGCACGGGACGCCTGCCTGCAGCCCTCTCATCGGAGCGAGATGAAGGCTTGCCGCCTGGCATATCTGCCATCAACACGCAACCGCCGTGCCTGAATCCCAGGCAGTTGGCCATCATGCCCCATTTTTTTAAGCTATTCCCTTTGCCGTCGATATTCTGCGCTGCGCTTACCAGGCTTTCGGGAGCCTTTCGCAGCTCGTAGCGGCTGAGAATTCCAGAAAACGCAATGATGCCATCGCGGTAGAAACTAGGGTAGCTAGATCTCCGCACGCGGTTTTTGTAGGCCGCGACAGGCTCGCCAGGCTCCTTGGGAAGATGCTCCTTTTTTGCTTCTCCTTTCAGCTGCTCCCAGCAGTCATCAACAAGGTCTAGGTCGCTGAGGTTTTCGGCCAGTGTTGGGTGAACGAATGAAGGCAGTTCGCCGTTATCGGTCGGGTGGTTGATCTTCTGAATCGCCTTCACCTGCACTGCCTATATCTGCTGCTGGAGTTTTCCCGCCTTGCTCGGGAGCATCAAAAAAGCCCAGTTGCTTCGCCGCGTCGAGGATCTGCTTTGAGCTGGTGACGCGGGGCTGCTGTGGCGCGGCAACCGGGAGCCCCATGAGGATCCGCCGCACGCGCCGCACAAACTGACCATGGGGCATGGAGGCGAGCTGTGGCCCGCGCTTCGCCTGCCACCCCTTGATCAGCATCTGCTGATCCGGCCAGCTCATCGCCGCAAAGGCCTGATCCACGATGGCCAGGGCTTCCGCCAACTCATGGTGCTCCTCAGCCTCGTCGAGGGGGTCTGGAGCGCACCGCCAGCGCCTGTCGCGGTGGACGTCGCCAATCTCAGGGTCAAACAGAGCGGTCGTGCGCTGCGCCTGCAAGATCTCCTCAACCTCCTGCGCCGGCAATCCAACCTGAGCGCTGATGGCATCAAGGCTCGCGCCCTCTGACGCCAGCCTCCGCACGCGGGGGGCAACATCGCGCCAGGCATCAGGGAACCGGACTCCCGAGGTGTGCCCCTTGTCCCTCAGGTAGTGCAGCATTGCCCCACGGATGAAGGGCACCACGCAGGTCGAGAGGCGGTAGGGGCGGCCGTTGGCCGGGTTGGTCTTGGCCGGGTCATACAGGCGGCAACCCTTCAGCAGGCCAAACAGAGCAACCGCCTGGAGGGATTCCAGATCCATGCGAGTCGCCTTGGCCATGCGAACAGCCATGTCTTGCGCAAGACCTTGATTGTCGATTGCAAGCTGCTCAGACTGCTCCGTTGGCGGTGGGAAGCTTCCCAGCTTGGCTTCGCCCTGCTGTGCTTCAGGCCTAGCCTTGAGGCTTCTTGCTCCCTTAACGCGCCTTGTGGCCGCTGTCATAATTTGGCCAATTTATCTAGCTTATGATAGTCCCTGAATAGCTCTGTCCGGCAAGGTGTCGCGGGTCTGGGGTGGCTTGGGTGGTGCCGTAGCCGTAGGAGACGGTGCTGAAACTCATGGGGCCAGAGCTGGTCAGGTAGATCAGGAGCTGACTCGTTTGATCAACGATGTCATCATGGGTATCGGCGGGGAATTTGACGTGTTGCTGCACCACGGTGTTTGTCCACGGCGCAGAGCGGGGGAAGAAAACACGGCCATTGTTGAATTCAACGCTTGCAGCATTCGCCCTGGATTCTTTGCCGCCCATATCACCAACACCAGCGGCGATCACTGAATAACCCTGTGCACCAGTTACCAGCGTCTTGATAACTGCTGCCCCATTTGCTTTTTTCTCAATCAACAGCTCACCGAAACTATGGCGAACAAACATCGACTTTATCATTTTTACCGTAGCAGGAAAGTCTAGCCTTTCGTTTACAAGATCAAGCAACCATGCCCCTTGGTGATTCTGCCCCCATAGGCCCATGGCCACCATGTCACTACCTGCCGTGTCGTCAAACGTGCAGTCGACTGACAGGATCTTCCTGATGAAGCGATCAGGAAGCGCATGGTCTCCCTCTCGGCCGGGCCACTGCGGGCAGCCATAGAACAGCATCCGATCCAGAAAGAAGACCGTGCCCTTGCCGCTGCTTGGCCGCTGCTGGAAGACGCTTTCCCAATCGCGTTCTGGAGTGTTTGCCTTTTTCCGTTTGATCCATCGCTTATCAAAGCGGCCCGGATCCAACGCTTCGCCCGGCTGCCTTGAATCCCGTTCGCGGGTGACCGTGGCTGGCAGGGGTTTGATGTCGTTTGCAGCAACCGCCTCGATTGGGAGGCTGATCACATGCCAGCGCTCGCAGTCATCCTCCATCCCCTCCTTTTCCAGCTCCAAGTTTTTGCCGAGGAGGTAGCCGATCAGATCCGCCTCATGCCAGCGGGTGTGCACCACGACAACGCTGTTGCCGGGCTCTTCGCGGGTGCTCAGCACGGAATCCCACCAGTTGTGGACCTGCCTGCGGAATGCTGCGCTCTCGGCCTCTTCGCGGCCCTTGATTGGGTCATCAATGAAGAGGAAGTGGCCAGGCTTGCCGGTGCCCTTGCCGATGCCAGCGGTCCAAATGCTTCCGATGCCCTCGGCTGATGACCACTCCTCCTTGCCGGCCTGGGAGCGGCTGAGGATGCCACCGCTGGCCACAAAGTAATCCCGAGCATTTTCACTGAACCCCACCGCAAGATCTTGGGTCTGACAGCAGATACCCCCAGAGCGATCGGGGAAGCGGCGTAGGCAGTAGCCAGGCAGGAAGCGGCTGAAGATCGTGGACTTCCAGTGGCGCGGGGGAAGCTCCACCATCACGCGGGGGAGGCTACCGTCTGCAACCTCCTGCCCAATGGCGATTAATCGCCTGGTGTGCGTGGTGAAAGGGAAGCGTGGATAGCTATCGGCGATGTATTGCTCGAAGGTTTTCGTGTAGGGAACAACTTCCACCACCGCCGCCGCCTCAGCCTCCTCCGCCCTCCTCCGCTCAGTGATCGCCTGTTGTATTGGGTTGCCGCCGAAGTGTGCGGCTGTGGCGTAGCGGAGGATATTTGGGGGCATTATTTGCTATTTTTACGTTATGAGTGCCCGTGGCATCTTCAAACCTTCGCAAAAACAACACCAGCCCCTTGGCCCTGATACTTTCCCCTCCCGTAGGTGGTGTTTGATTGCACCCCTTCGAAGAACAAGGCAGCACAGATGCCCTCGTTGACGTAGATGCGGACATCTGCGCCACTGGAGTTGCTGATCTCTATGGTCAGATGCCCCTCCCAACCTGCCTCGCCAGGCGTTGTGTTGACGATGACTCCCGTTCTTGCGTAAGTGCTTTTACCAATATAAACGACTGTGACATTATCGGGAATCCTTTGATATTCCACGGTAAAGCCTAACGCATAGGTGTGCGCAGGAAGGATGAAGAAAGACCCTTTCCTGTCGCTGTGAAGCGTGGCCGGCCCAAGACAGGTTGGGTTGAAGTCTTTGGGATCAACGACCGTGCCGGGAGTATTGCGAAAGACAAGAAACTCTTTCGGTGAAAGCGTCAGATCATAGCTGTAGTGACCCAGGCCACGGCTAATGATCGGATCCGGGTATCCATCGTTGAGAGAAAAAACGATGTCGCCATCTGCGTCTCTGCGATAGCGCTCCTTTGACGGGTAGAACGGTTCAATCATCCCGTAGCGCTCTACGAGATACCGAATCCTCCAATCGGGAATCAGGCCGCCACTGGGGCGATAAAACAAACGGTTAAGGCGTTGAATGAAGTTCATGGGGTTGCTGGCTGCGTGGTTATTCTAACTCAGGTGTCTTGT